AGATTAACCTATATATGAGAACATGGAAGGTCATAGAAATCTTCCATACTAGATTTTAACTACCGATAAGATTGTATCTTATCTAATTGAGTTGTACTCAAGAAAGTTAATAAGATGCCTGATACAAACCACAATGCAAGCAAGAACAACAACAACCTTGATCCTGATGCAGCTTCTTCTTCGAATAATAACAATGGATCCAATAATGGTAATGAAGAAGATATCGATGCTAAAGTAAAGGCTGCTGTTGAGACGGAACTCAAAGCAATCAAAGAAAAGCTGAATAACGCCTATAATGCTCGTGATGAGGCATTGAAAAAGGTTGCTGATTTTGAGCAGAAAGAAAAAGATCGTGAAGTAGAACGATTAAAAGAAGAGGGCAAGCTCAAAGAAGCTCATGAACTTGAGATATCTGAGATTAAAGCCCAGAAAAGTGCTTTAGAGCAGCGTAATATTGAACTTACAAGAAATATGGACGTTCGTAAGGCACTAGCTAAGTTTAACTTCCGTAATCAGAATGCTCAAGATATGGCTTTTCGTGAGATTGTGCCCAATTTGGTGAAAGCTGATTCAGGTGAATGGGTTCACAAGGATGGAACTTCTCTTGATATTTATGTCGATAAGTTTATGGAAGATGATGCAAATTCATTCTTGCTTAAACCTAAGGTAAATGTTGGAGGAGGCACATCTAACAGTCTTTCGAGCGCTTCTTCTGCAAATAATAAATCTCTCTTTGAAATGACTCAAGCAGAGGTTATGAAACTTGCAGAACAAGGTAAACTTCCAAAACGTAAATAATTTTAAGGAATAAATAAGATGCCTTCTAGTCCTTCTGGCGCAAATAATTTTGTACTCCAAGACACTATCAGTGCGTACTCCGATGAGGCATATACCAATGCCAAGAAACTGTCGGGTACTGGTATTGTCGGAAGTAACCCAAATATCGATACTTCGACTGAGACTTTTATCGGTCAGGTTCGTTGGTTTAAACCTCTTAATCCTACCATCAATACAGCCTCTCTGACGGATGATACTGATGGTACTAAGACTTCCTACAGCTCTGACTACTTGACTTATGTTAAGACTGTCCGTACCCATGGTGCAGAAAAAGTTAACATGCAGCAGGTAGTTACGCAGCAGGATGGTCTTGCTAAAATCGGTCGTGATTTTGGTGAAACTCGTGCTCAAGATGAGCATAATGCTGTTCTGGCTGTCCTCAAGGGTGTCATGATCTCTGAGGCTATTAACGGGGCCGGTTCCGGTACTGGTTCAGCTGGTCTTGGTGGACAAACTTTTGAGAATGATCCCACCAATAAACGTTATGGCTTCTATGTCGACCTTGGCGCCTCTAAAGCCATTGTAGATGCCAGTGCATCTGTTCAGGGGGCAGCCCGTGCTGAAGGCTTTTTGCAGGCTTTCGGTATGGCTTATAAAGATTATGAGCCTGAATATGCTTATCTTGTAGTCTCGCCTGCTACCTTGGCCTCTTTGCGTTCTGCCAACTTGGTAGATCAGGATCGTGTTAAAGACGGTAACGTAGAATTTAACACTATCTTCGATGGTAAATTCCGCTTGATTGTTACTCGTGCATCTCAGGGTCTGTCCAGTGCTGAACTGACTAAGCTCAATACTGGTGCCGGTGTCGATATTGTAGGTACTAAGACCTCCTTTATTGTATTGCCTGGTGCTATTGCGATGGAAAATCTGGCTGTACCCGATGCTACTGAGATTGCTCGTAATGCTGATGCCTATCAAGGTGGTGGTACTACTACTATCTGGCATCGTTGGGGCTATGTGGCAGCTCCTGCCGGTTATAACTGGAAAGGTAATGCTGAAGCATTCCCCTCTGACGCAGACTACATGAAAGCAGTAGTCAGTGGTACTCCTACTGTACTTACTGATGTTGCTGATACCTTGGCAGATACTGTCGGCACCTTTGAGCGTAAGTCCTCTTCGGCACTCTCGTTGGGTGTTCTTCCGGTATTCCATTCGTAATCTAATTGGGAGACACATATGGCACTCGCTAAAGGAATTAACTCTCATGCGACTGTCCAAGAAGCTGACGACTACTTTGCTGATCGCCTTGATTGCAGTGAATGGATAGGTGCAGGCAGCACCAAGCAAGCACAAGCTTTGGTCACAGCTACATCTATCTTAGACGCTCAGCGTTGGCCAGGAATTGCTATAAGTGTTGACCAAACATTAGCTTTTCCTCGTAGTGGTTATTATTTTGATCCTCGGTTAGGGGTTATGGTTGCAATGAATCCGACCCCTAACCGGATCATTCTCGCTACCTTCGAATTAGCTCTTCATTTACTTAAGAATGAAGGGCTACAAGATGATACAGGGACAGTCAAAGGCCTTGGGCTTAGTTCCATTAATCTTAATGGGCTAGTTAGTCCTAGTCTATTGCCAGCTGCCGTAAGACGTTTGATACAACCTATTCTATTAAATAGAGGATCAAACTCATGGTGGAGGGCTAATTAATGAATATCAATTTGCTAATTGGCAAAAATTTAGACATAACTTTTAAGCTACTTAAGAGTCAAGTAGTATCTGCTACATTGAATAAAAAGAATCCTAGTGATTTTGATTTTTCTACAGCAAATGTAACAACAAATCCTTCAACAGTAATTACTGATGTTATTGAACTCAAGTCTAGAATAAAACGATCTGAGAATCCTACAGAAACTAAAGAAGTTCTTATAAAAACCTCCGAGATTCCAGATATAACTTTCTTTGATGAAATTACCCTTAATAACGTATCTTGGTCGATCGGTAATACTATTGCTAATGGAAAGTTTGTTACTTTGTTAGAAATTAGCAGAGGTGTATGATGGGTAAATATACTAGCTTACAGTCTGATATATTTTCTATATTTGCATCTGCTGAATGGAAATCAGAAAACATCAAAACATACCCTCGCAATTTGTCACCAACTACATCAACTACTGAATACATTCGTGTATCGATTGTGGCAAATAGTAACGGCATTAATTCGAATTCTGTGGCAGGTCTATTAATCATTGATATATTTACTCCGAGGAATATCGGCCCAAATCGTATTTTTACGATAGCTGATATTTTGGATGGGTATCTGGTTAATAAGAACATTTCGTTAGGTACCGGTCATACGCAGACAGGTCGAATATCTGTCTTAGATGACCCTAAACCTGATACAGCGAATAGTTCTTTGTGTCGTGCTAAATACAGTATACCTTTTAACTTCTTTGGAGTTTAATAAATGGCTCATCTTTCTTCTATTGGTGCAGGTGTCTTTTCTGACCTTGCTGTCGCTTGTCCTGCAACTCCGCTGACTAAGACTGCTTTGGCAGCTTTGGACACAGATGCTGAGTTCCAGGCTTTGTTTGCCGCTGAGATTGCCTCTCAGGGTGGTGTTCAAGCTCCTGGTACTTTTGTTCGTATTAATAATGTTCGTGAATATCCTTCTATGGGTACTCCTCCGAACGTTGTCAACGTTCCTACTTATGGCTCTAAGACCTCTCAGCAGGTGCAGGGCCAGGCTGATGCTCCTTCGATGGAAATCCAGCTTAACTTTGTTCCGGCTGATTGGGCCAAGGAAGCTGACAATATCCTTGGTTCTATGGTAGGTGATGGTAATCAGTATGTATTCCGTTTTGTACTGATGAACTCTGAGCCTACTGGCACTGGTGATACCAAATATGCTTCTACTGCAGCTGGTATAGGTACTGTCGAAAATAGTCAGTATTACTGGATAGGTAAGATTGAAGCCCTCCAGGTTTCTCCTCAGTTGACTGATTCGAATACTGCTACTATCACCTTGACGCTGCAGTCTGAATTCTTCGGTGCTTACACAGTTTAATCTTAAAGCTCGCATAGCTCAATAGGAAGAGCAGCTGCCTTGTAATCAGCAGGTTATAGGTTCGAGTCCTATTGTGAGCCCCATTTATGGAAGTGTCGTGGCAGACGGTAAATGCTAGGTTAGGGATTAGATGTCTGCAATCTGCTCTAGCTACCTTCCAATAACCATTATTGAGAGACTTAATATGTCGATTATTGAGAAAATTAAACGCCCGTTTAGTATGGACTATGTGGTCCGTATCACAGCTAAACATATGCGTAAATGCGTAAATGTTAGCATTCAGAAAACCTTTGAACGTATTGAAGAGTTCGCTGAAGATCGCGAGAAATCTGCTGAGATCTTCAAAACATTGTCTATCCTTCATCAGATGAGGAAGCAAGTCGATGAAATCTTGTCCACCTATTCCAAAGATATCAAAGGAGCCTAACAAAATGGCAGAAGAAGCAAAAGGCTTGCGCGGCCTTATCGGTAAACGTATCACCAAAAAGACTAGGTTTATGGGTGAGAATATTGAAATTTCTAAACTTAAAGTTTGTGAGGTTCAAGAACTCCAGGAGAAAGCCAAGGCTTTGACTAAAGGTGAATCTACCGAAGATGCGGATTTTGAGATTGTGAAACATGTCATTCGTGCCTCTGCTGAAGGTGCGGCTGATATGACTGATGAAGAGTTTGAAGGATTTCCTCTGGAAGAACTTGCCAGTCTTTCCAATGAAATCATCAAATATTCTGGGATTATGACTGAGGGAAAGTAATACTTTCCGAGGAAGAGTTTAGTATCTATGAACTAGCTTATGCACTCCGAATACCTGTATATAAGCTTGTAGAAGAGATGCCTTACACTGAACTCCTCGGATGGAAAAAATACTTTGAATCAAGACCTGTAGGATGGCGAGAAGATGATCGTACAGCAAAATTGATGCAAACTTTTGGCTGTGATAAACGCCCACAAGAGATATTTGCCTCTTTGATTCCCATTTACGAAGAAGTATCTAAACCTAAAGTATCCGATGGTCATATGAGTGTAAGTTCACTTCAAGGATCATGGCTCTTTAATAAGATGATGTCTGCTCGTGGTGGTGATAAACTAGATGTGATAAAAGAGGTCAAGGATGAAAGTAAAAGGACTTGAAAATTTCAAGAAAGCCTTTAGAAAAGAATCTAAGGCTGTAATTACGGATGGTTTAGAATCAAAGACAAAAGAACTTGTGGAAGATTTGAAAGCAGCTACTCCTGTAGATACAGGCACTGCACAAGAAGGATGGGAAGTTAAAGGGAACCAAATAGAAAATCTTGTACCCTATATAGAACCTTTGAATGAAGGTTCCTCAAAACAAGCTCCTTCTTATTTTATTGAACGAACATTATTGAATATCCCAGGGGTTTCTCCCAATGGAATAATCGTAAAAACCAAAAACTAAAAAAGACCCCATTAGAGATTTATATCTTTAGTGGGGTTTAAAACCGTGAGGTGGATATGTCTGGTGTTATTGTTGATGTAAATGCTAAAACATCAAAAGCGGAAAAACAACTAGCTAATGTAGAAAAAGCTGTAAGTAACATCGACAAGACCACTAGTAAAACTTCTGAATCTATGAGGGGATTAGTAAAGTCTATCGGAGCTCTTGCAGCCGGTGGCTTTGCTATTAATTATCTTAAGAATGTATCAACTGAATTTACCAGTCTTAATAATAAGATTGC